GCCGACTCCAGTGATTCGCACAGGGTATTCACGGCCCCCGCCGTCGCGGTACTCACCGTGCCGCCGTTGGCGTAGACGCGATTGATCCAGTCCTGTGCGTCCAGATTGGAGACTTGCGGGGCGAGCGTGATGCCCCAGCGGGCGGCTAAGTAGCGCTCGGCACGTTGACGTTCTGCGGTGGTTAGGGCGCGGTTATAGACCAGCACCTCACCCATCTCGCCTATGAACTGGAATGAAGACCCGAAGTTGTAGTACCGCCATCCGCTTGACCATGTGGAGAAGTTTATGTTGGTGGCGGAAAAAACAGCGTTCACATCGTTTAGGCCGGAATACAGCGTTCCGCGAGTGGCCGCAACTGGAGCGCCTTGGACAAAGAATGATGGCGTGCCAGCGCCGTCGTAAGGCACTGCGCCAGAGCCAGACGAAGCGGCGTCGACAAATGCACTGCCGTCGCCTCGCAGAATAGTGAGCCAGCTTGGGTTGCCAGCGAAACGGCCCGCTTGAATCACTGTTCCGCTAGACGATGTAGTCGGAGAAGCACTGGAGAACCCTGAGTTCAGGGTGGCCGGTATGTCAACGCGAGTTCTGCCGCTAGAGGTAAAAACAAGCCCCCGAAGATTGGCAGTCGCTTGCGTGAGATGCCTGCCGTTTCCAGACTTGTCCCCCCAGTACCCCACCGGATCGCTGGTCGCGGTGGCGGGAGTGTGGACGCCGGAGATGCCCCACTTGGTCGCGAGGTAGGCAGACACCCGTGCGGCATCTGCCACAGACAGCGGATCGGAGAAAGCGATGACTTCCGCGAAGCCGACATTGTCGAATGACGAGCCGCCGCCACCAAATGCACCGAGCGTCAGGCCGTTGGGTGCGGTGGTGTCTAGCGACCCTTCGCTCTGGCTCGCACCGTTGATCGCGAACCGACCGGAGGTGCTTTTTCGGACTTCCACTATCTGCGGAGACAGTGTGCTGCCAGTTCCGGTGAGCGATGTCGGAGTGCTGCCGACTACCCCCATCGCCGTGTTGGATGTCCGCAGAACCGAGAGTGTGTTTCCGGTATTTCCATCCGTCGCCCGCAGCGTGGACGCATAGGCGTTCGGCCACTTCATCACAAAGAATAGGTGGCAAGTCGCGTCTAAAGTGAAACTCCGCACCAACGCATCGTTGACGCCATCGAACACAATCGACTGCATCCCGCCGATGTAGTTCGCGGTGATCGTCGGTCGTTTGGTGGAGTCGGTCTGCAATAGGTCTTTGTCGCTGCCGCCAGAAACTTTATTCGCCCACCGCCCCACCGTCGTTGTCGCCAGCGTTGTGCCAGTATCGGCAGCGAACAGCGTGCTCGCATCGCTCGCATCCCACCAGCCCACACACCCCGCGATATCCAGCGGGCTCGCCACCGCCACCACCGGACCCGCGTCGGTGGTGTAGGTGGAGCCGGGATCAGAGGCGTCTAGCCACAGGGCTAGGCCGCTGATGGATCGCGGGGAGAACGCCGTGTCTCGCGGTCGCAGAAGGCGGGGGGACATGGTCATTACGGCTGACTCCAACCGGTAATGAGCCCGTTTACGATGGTGACTATGTGTTCACCGTTGCTATCGTTGATGAAGATCGTATCGGTGAGGCCGCCGGGGATCGACTTCACCGTGCCGTCGGTTCCCTTGTAGACGATCTTCCCGTCAGCCGAGTTGATCGCGATTTCACCAGGGACCAGGCCGTCGGCGCCGATTGTCTCGGCCGCCGTGCGGGAGTGCTTCAGGCGAACCTTGCCACCGGTTGTGTCACTGTCCTGCCACGCCATTGGGCTTCTCCATGTTCTTGGGTTGAAGGGCGTATAGGAGCCTGGTCTGATCCGTAATGGCCTCGGCGATTTCCTTCTGCGTCTCGCTCAGGCTTTTGACGAACATCCTGTGCTCGTCCACCAGCGGCAGCAAAATGTCCACCCTGATCACATACAGGCAGCAAATCGCCACGAGCGTGGGAAAACCCCACCGCTCCAGGATCGTCTTCAGCGTTTCAGACACGTCGGTTCCGCTCATGTCTTCATGGTCACGATGCACACAGCCGCCGTAGCCGCCGTCGAGCCGGCGACCAGCTTGAGTGCTCCGGCGCCATAGCAGGCGTCCGGCAGGGCGTATACCCGTGACTCAGTCGTGCTGGGCGACAGGGTGATATCCGCGGCAGAGCCGTCGGTGTTGTAGAGCCTGCCGAATGCGGTCGACTCCGACTCCGACGCCCACACCTGGATCGTCGAGGCCGCCGTCGAGACGGTTCCCATCTCCAGGGTGCCGCCGGCAACGTCGTCCCATCGAAGGGTCGTGGCCGCGGCGGTCGCCGTCGAAAGCGTGACGGAGATGGCCTTGAACTTCCGGCGAATCTTTTGCTCTGGCATGGTGACGCACCTCCCTGTGCGTTGCGGGGCTTTGCGCCCTCACGAGGCTGTTACACGGGCGTGTATTCTTCCATTGTAGCCTTTACCGCCCTGATGAGATGAGCCATCGAGCCGGAGTTGTGGACGGTGACGTCGATCAGCGACTCCTCGATGCCGCCCTCGCTTGAGTGCCGCATCGCCTCGCCGGCCACGCACCCAGACGGCCTGGTGACCCGGATGATGATCCCGCCGGCCTCGCGGATCGCGAGGGCCTCGTTCTCAAACCTGACGTCGGGAACCACCACAACCCGGAAGCCTGCCTGGAGGTTCTGGGCCGCTCGCCGCAGGCAGATCGTGATCCAGATGTCCTCACCCACGACCGCCCTGCCCCACTCGGTTCCCAGGGTCTGGAGGAGCCTGCGGGGCGACTGCCCGATCCAGTCGATCGGCTGTTCCTTCATCCAGCGGTCGGTCAGGTCGGCCTCTGACAGACCAAACATGGCCGAGAGCCCCTTGTAAAGCGGGTCGGCCACGGGGACCGAGACGCCCAGGCCGTCGGCACAGAGGATTTCAGCCACCGTTGTTTTACCGGCCCCGGCGGGGCCGCAGATGCCAATGATCATTTGAGTTCTCCTGACTTCATTTGGGCGCGGCGACGTGCATCGCCGATAACCCACCCTCGGGACGATAGAGGTACGTTTCCATGCACTGCCGGGCGCCGATGAACCCTCCGGCCGAATGCCAGTCATCCGGCGGGCAGATCGTCGGGGCCGTCCGGACGATGACGCCGTCCAGCGTGTCCAGAGGCTTGTTGACCGCCGCTGCCTGGTGGTGGAGGTGGCCGGTGTGCCATTCGCGGTAGGTGCTCTCGCTCCAGAGGAGCGGCTGCTCAAGAGCCATGATCTGCGGGAGCTTCGCCTTCGCCTTGTGACCGTGGCAGAAACCCAGGAGGTTCTTCCCGTGGGAGAGATACTGCCGGCCGGTGAACTCCACGCGGACGTTCGCAGTTCTGGAACCGCGGAACCTCTCGACCAGCACCCGCTGAAGCGCCCAGGTCATCACTTCATCGTGATTTCCATTGACCGTGATAACGTCAGTGATAACGTCCTGGGCCGACCGCTCGACGACCCCGGAGATCACGTCGAACGCGACGTTCATCACCTTCTGTATCCGGCCGTCTCGCTCCAAGGGCGTGCCGCTGGTGGTCGTGCCGGAGGGGGTGTCAAAATGGATGATGTCACCTAAGAGGGCAATGGTTCGACGAGCCGGCGAATACCGGTTGCCCTCTTGAATGAGCTGCTCGGCTACGTCGGCCACGCGGGCCTCGGCGATCCCCAGGTCATAGTCGCTGCCGCCGGTCGTCTTCCCCCAGGAGTAGGCGCCGAAGTGCGTGTCGCCGATGACTAGGACTTGCCACAGGCCGGCGTCCTTCTGCTTCTTTGGCTTCGCCAGCCGCCTGGCTGCCGGCCGGCGGATATCGCGGCTGGCCGCGGCGATCATCGCCTGGACGACGTCTCTGGTGGTCGGGCCGCCGCGGGGCTTCAGCCTGACGAACACCCGGTGGAGTTCAGTGACTGTCGGCTCGCCATCGTCGCCGGCCGTGGCACACTCCCACTTTGTGGCTTCGGAGGCCGCGACTTCATACCGCTCTAAGTCTGCCTCGATATGAGCCAGAAGGTCCGCTACGGTTTTGATCCGCTTGGATGTGCTGCGAGCCTCCAGCACATCGCCGTCCTGCCGCTGAGTCACCTGTTCGGACTCAGCGGCGGGCTTGTGGGGCGTGATGCTGGCAGCGACTTCGGCGATCAGGCTTTTTCGAGCCAACGAACGATTCCATAGTGACCGATTTCGATCCCTCGGGCCTTCAGCGACCGGGACAGCGTCCAGGCCAGGCCGGTCTTCGTCCCCATCTTGCCGGCCCGCCATGCGGCCTTGATTTGCTCGCACTCGCCCTTGATGTCAGGCGGGAGCGTCTCGTACCACGGCCGGAAACCCTTTCCTCTGGGGAGGTTCTCGGTGACTTCCTCGATCAGGGTCTTCGCCTTTGTCATCACTCCTCCGTTTGTCGGTATGACAGAATCCAGAGAACCTTGGCGATGTCACGAGCCGTCAAAGTGACGTGTTCCTCCGAGCTGGTCGGGAAACAGACATGGATCAGCTCGTGGATGATTGTTTCGAGTTTGGCCCTGTTTTTGAGCCGGTCGTCGACCAGAATCTTGCGGGGGAGCAGCGGGGTCTTGTGATCAGGAAGGTAGGCCCATCCCGCGGCCCGCCCCTTCAGGCGGGTGAACCTGAGCAGCCATCGGTCGCCGGCGACGGTGAAGTGGTGGTCGTCAGCCATGCCGATAGTGTCGCTGTGTAGGGTTTCGGAGTCAAGGCGAATCGTGGACGGAGTCAATGTCTCGTTACAGCATCGCGGCTTCAACTTGCTGCCGTGCGTCATCGACGTTGTCTGCCTCGATGACCACAACCCGCCTACCCGCCGTAGCAGCAAGTTCCTTGGTCGCCGCTGGATGCCACACTGCCACAGCAGAGTTCGTCCAGTTCGCTTCCTTTTCCAGTACCGAATGCCACTCTCGGAGGCACGTCTTTCCTTCACCGATGATCGCAGCCAAGCCGTTGTCTATGCCGGTGTTTTGGTCGCGCCAGTTTCCGGTGTGGACGAGCCGCATATTTCGGAGAGACTCGACAATCTCTCTGGGGGTCTTCAGTAACAGAATCGGCGGCTTTACAGGGGTCGCCCGAAGCGAAAAGAGTTCTGGGAAAAGTGCCAAGGCCGTGTCGCTGGCCTGCGGGAACGTGTCGGCCTTGATCACGTGGGGGGCGCAGTCAGCCAGCAATGCGTCTGCGCAGGCTTCAGTCGCGTTGGGGTGCCAGATCGTGGCGATCCCCGGCTTCTCGACGAACGACTCGCACTCCCATGTGACGTGCCCGATGAACTTCTTGATTCCGCCTGCGTAGCGGCCCGGCGACGGGAAGGCGATGTTTAGCCCGGTGTCGTTACCGTGTTTGTCGAGGTCGGCGCCGTAGTGGCATCCGTATTCTCTCATTTGCTCCGCAACGTCGCGTGGAGCTTGGAGCCACAAGAGCGGCAAGGATTTGCGAGGAGGCGTCCAGAACTGCGTAGGATTTCTTCGTCCGCTGATGTCGCTCTGGGACGAAGCCTGACCTACTAGAAATGCAGACGGAGCGTAAGTCTTCTCTCGCCGGCCAAGGAACGGTCCCATATCCCAATCGATGTGATTGACGCTCCCGGCCCACAGTTTTGCCAGAGTTGCCATGCCTTCGCGGGTGACCGCGTAGCAGTGGGTGCGCTGGGTGTTCTTGCAACGAACCACTCCATCGGACACAGGAATGCCAGGGGCCATGTGTTGCCCGCCGATCATTAGACACTCCCAGTCGGCAGGGACGTTTTTTACGAACTCTGCGGCGTCGGCACCGAACGTGCCCCGAAACTCCGCATCGTCCTCCATAACGAGCAGTCGCTGAACGCCGTCCATCAGAGCGTTATGCAGGACGCGAAGGTGGGATTGCTGGCACCCGTAAGCGCCGCCGCCTGACTTCCACTGGCGAGGGCATGGGACTGCGTTTCCGTCGACTGCGTTGAATATCTGTGGTTCAGCAAAGGGCCAGTCGCAGGCTGCGACCCTTGCCAAGAAACGCCGCATCCGGTCGGCTCGCCTACGCAAGGAAATCACGACAACGCGGTCAAAGAAGTCTTTCATGTGATCACCTTCTTCCAGATCGCAAACGACCCCTTGCTTATCTCGTCTGGCTCTCCAAAGACCTCGCCCACAGCCTGAATGACGCCGGGATGGTTCGGCCCGTAGTCGTGGCCCAGCATCACCCCACCTCGCTTCATTTTCGGCAACCACGCCTTGATGTCGGCTTGGCATTGCTCGTAGGAGTGATCCCCATCGATGAATACCAAGTCGATTGACTCGTCTGGCGTCTTCGCGGCTGCCTCAACGCTCGTCGTTCGCTGCACTTCAACGAATCTGTCGAGGCGTGATTCACGCATGTTCTCCAGGAAGCCGGCATAGACAGATTCCCAATCCTTCGACGAAAGGTCGGACGATCCCCCCCAGTGATCGACGCACTGCCACGTTGAGTAGTTGTCCCTGGCTATTTGCGCACCGTACCAAGTGAAGCCTCCGAGGTAGCACCCGACTTCGACAATCCTCCCCCGCCTCACTTTCGACACTTCTCGAATGAAGAACGGAACCTCATCGAAGCCATTCAGGCCAAACGGCTTGCCGTTCTCCCATCTCCGAACTCCACTCGGCGTATATCTCGCGGGTCCGAGGTCGTCCCAGACGGTCCTGGGGATCGCTATCGACTTGTCGATCGGCCCGCAGAAGTGATAGCCGAGGGCGTGCATCGTCGGCTCCCAGCCAGCCCACAAGTCCTGGCCGGCATACTGAAGCACGGGAGGCATCCAGAAGATGTCGGCGTTCGTCCTCTTGGCGGCAACGGAGAGAAACCCCTGGTCAGCCAAAGCCCAATCATCTTGCCAGCCGCACTCATCTCGCATTCGTCTCGCTTCAGCAAAGACGACGCAATGAGATGGAGTGTCGAACAGGATCATTCCAGTGTTCGGATATTCCTCCTTGCAGTCGAGCGTTACGCCGTGCTTCGAGGCAAACCCTGGAATCATTCTTTCAACGTGGCGAGTTGACCCGGCGTGCGACGGATAATGACTCCGAACAAGCCCAAACTGACCTAGCGGCACTATGTCGAACGGTGATGGACAGTCAGATCGAACGACAACGTCGCCGTCGTAATACAGAACCCGGCAATCGCTGCCGAAGTGCTCGTCGATGTGAATCTTCTCGTGATACGGAGTTCTAGGTTCCGGCGCCCGTACCGTCAGCAACTCAACGTAGTCGGCGCCCCACCTCCTCGCGGCCTCACGCAATGAACCGCGTGCATTATCGTGGAGCACGTTCCTTCCAGTGTTCAGTGTTGTGACGTACTTATTCACGGCGACCCCACTTTCCCACTGAATAAGATTTATCGACTCGTCTTTTAAATGTCATCGCTTCGCCCTCGCCCTGCGGCAGGCCAGCCTCACAAGCATGGACGCTGCGGTGTCCGACCACGGCAAGATCGACTTCCGCCTGCCGTGTTCTCTCTTCATCACGGCGAGTATTTCAGCGAGGCCGTCGGCCGACTCACTCCAGTCGGCTCCCATTTTGTCCATCTTGTTTGCCATCGCGTTACATGAGCATGTGGGCGTTGACGTGATACCAAGCCAGTCCTTGAGGAGCGACTTCAACTCCGCGCCGGGGCCAATCCCTGGTTGATCTAAGTCTTTAGTTCTGTATTTAGCGGCTAGTTCTTCATACGCTTCGTCGGTCAGCGTCACTTTTTCGTTTTCGACGGTCCCGCGAGACAGTACGTCGCTGACATACCCCTGCGGCCTTCTGCGCGCCGTGTTGTGAACGGATTGGATGGAAAAGGTTTTCAAGGGGGGCAAACCTCATTCCGAGGGACGAAGTGATAGTCGTTTTCGCACGAGCCATCGCAGCAGTAATAAGCATTAGCAAGCGGCCCCATAATGTCTCCGGGGAATGCTTGGCACTTCCAGTTTCCGTTCTGTTCTTGATAGCACGTTGTCCCTGGAGGGCACCAAACATTGCCGCCGCATGAGACATAGCCGGCCGGCGGGCAGTCAGAGTCGGCAGTGCATTCTGGGCATGGGCATGGGGCGCACTCTCCGTTGCAGCAGCACTGGACAATGATGCCTGACGCCGGAGCGATGTCTTGGTCGCCAGGAGTCCCTTGAGGGACTAACAAGCAAAAACCTCCGCTGTCACCGATGTAGTCGCGTCCCTCGGGGCAGCAATACGGCTGACCGCCCGCGTCATAAACTAGATGCTCACCTTCAGCGCATCCAATCGGGCAGTCCTCGTCGGCCGAGCACTCGGGGGCCGATGACGATGACGACGATGATGGCGGCGGCGGCGGGCAGCAGCACTCGGGAGATACCTCGCTGTTCACGAGCTTCCCCGCATTGGTGCGTATCTGACCGTTTATTATTCCTAGCCTCATACGCTTCCAGACGATCCAGAGATGACGGCGGCCAGATCGCTGATCTCAACGCGGATAAGATCGCCCGTGCCGCTAAAGCCGAAGAGGGCGACCGAGGAGCCAGACGAACCAGACGACCCAGGCGGCGATGATGCCGCCGAGTACAACGAATCCAATGAGGCAGATTGAAGTTCGGAGGGCTCGACCGTCGCGCATGGGTCTTCGCTCCCCGAAGCACTGCCGCTCCCCGAAGCACTGCCGCTCCCCGAAGCACTGCCGCTCCCCGACGAGGAGTCGCTGCTTGAAGAACTTGCGCTGCCTGACGAGGAGGCGCTGCCTGACGAGGAGACGCTGCCTGACGAGGAGGCGCCCGACGATTGCGAGCTACGGGATGAGCTGCTTGAAGACGCGCTCGACGAACTTGAACTGCCGCTCGACGATGCGCTCGACGAACTTGAACTGCCGCTCGACGATGCGCTCGACGAACTTGAACTGCCGCAGTCGCAGCTCAAGACCTGTAGGATTCTCCAGAAAGGCTCTCCTGAAGAGAGCTGGGGCTCCTCCATAGCCTCGACGATCGAGCCGGCTGGGAGCGCTAAGTCTATGCCTCGCTGCTTCACGAGGTTGAAGACGCGGACGCTGTTCGATACGTCGAACAGCTCTACGGGCTCTGCTCCTTCGATGTCCTGGACTTGGATGCAGTCAGGCGAGGATATCTCTACCTCAGTCCCCATCGCGCTGCTGCAAACAGGAAGTTCGTCGTTGGTTCTGAAGTACCTGGATCGCTTCTGGGGCCGCTGAATATCCTGGAGAGACGCTCCTGTCGTCCCCCCGCCGCTGCCCTGCGGCATCCCGCCGACGCGAGAAAACATACCAGTCAGCTTCTCGCGGACGTTCGGCCCGATGAAATATCGCTCTGGCTGTGCCATTAGGTGAGCCGGAGTTGGAGGGTCTGTGCCAGGTCGATCTGTTCGTAGGGGCAGTACCGCTTGACCAGCGGATCGCCCTTCCTGGGCGTGCCGTCGTCGTTCAGTGCGATTGGCTGGGCGGAAGGAAGCTGCGAAGCGCCGCCGTTGTCATAGGAGTGAACCCTCACCATTGCTCGTGCCCTATCGCCAGCGAATAGTGTTTCGGCAAGCTCGGTAATAGGGTCTGTTTTTATCTTTCCTTGATTGGTGTGCTTGAGGGGTTGCCCGTAGATGTCCTGGTTGCCTCCGGCACCCACGGGGTTGACACACTTCACATTCATCCCCGACTGCGGCACCCTCATGTCCCAAGTGTCAAAACGATAGGCGAACTCGTAAGTGGCGACCCACCCCCGGAAGATGAGATTGCCCCACGATTCCACTGTTGGCTTGCACGAGACGCCGCGGAACATCAGCGTCCTGGGGGCTATCGCAAGAGAGCCAAGGGACATATTAACGCTGTTCACCTTCCCGCAGTGCTCGATGTGCCTGGTGGGATCAGTTGGCTCAAGCTGATCGACCGAGATGTTCACCATCGCCGTCAGGTACGAGATTCCGTCGTACATATCGTCTGCTGAGTTCTTCGCCGGCGTTTTCGTTGCGGCAGCGACCCCTGAGCCACTTACCACATACCACTCGCGGGCCGGCACTTCGACTAGCGACGTGCTCGTCGTCCAGTTGGCTGGCCTGACGTCAGGCGAGATAGACCCCGGATCGGCAGCGCTGTCTCCTCCGCTGCCAGCCCGTGAGCCGTACTGAAACGTGCAGATCAGAACCGTCCGGCTCTCGCCGTCGAAACGTGCGTCGAAAGACGTGCAGTAGATGTTCTGGTTCTGAGGATGCTGGTCGCCGATGTAGACGCCGCACGCCTCTTGGACGTCTACGCTTTCTCCTGAGTTCGGGAGAACCTTGAATACCCTGGTCTGCGAGTCGGCAATGCGGCCTTCCTCGCTCGACCGCGAGAACTGCCCGCCGGAAGATATTTCGCTGACTCGACGAGGCATCTATCAGCCCTCCGTAATGTCGACCCGGAGCCGGCCGCCGGCCGTTCCTCTGACCTGATACTGCGTGCCAGTGGAGAGCCGCATGACCGCCGGCTCGCCGGCCCGTAGGGTCGCGAAGGATACGAACGATCCGCCGGCCTCGATGCCGATCTGCACCGTGGCCGCCGTGGCCGTCGAGAGGTTCCGGAGGAACCCCAGGCCGACGGTTCCTAGATTCGCCGTCGAGATGCTGGAAGCGTTCGTCGAAAGCGTGTAGGTGTCGCTCTTCAGACCCGTCAGGGCCATAGAGGCAGTGACCCCGTTGGCGTTGATGTTATTCGCCAGGAAGTCCTTATCGACCTTGACCGCAATGCTATATGAGATATCTGCCATCGTAGGCTCCTATTGTACTAGTTGAAGACCGCTGGTGGGGCGCCATTCGCCTGGGCGATGGCAACGAGTTGCTCCAGCGCCTTGCTCTGCTTCTGGAGTTCGACGGTGTCCACGTTCTTCGCCGAATCGTCGCCTCTGATGAGCCGGTTGAGTTCCGAGGCTCCCTGCATCGTCGTCACGTCGGAAGCCTGGAGGGCGGCCCTGGACGGCCCCTGGAGGACGGCGTTCTGAACGGCGTCTGCCATGCCGAAGATGGCTGGGGCGGTTTGGCGCATGGCGTCCTGGGCGGCTCGGCGGCTGGCGTCAGCCGCAGCGGCGGCGTTTCCGGCAGCGCCCCCCGGCTGGGCCTCGAAGTTCGTGCGGATGTCGCGGAGCGTCCCCGCCAGCTCCTCGCCGGCTTTCTGGGCAGACGTTTGCGATGCCTGCCGGCCTCGCTCGGCAGACTGCCGGCGACGTTCTTCTAGAATTGAGTCGTCTCTCGCACCCCGAACGCCGTTGTCGGCGTCGACTGCATCCCGGACGCTTGATTCGTTCTGCTGCCGGAGTTCCTCTCGCCGGGCGATCAACCCATCACGCTGCCCTGGAGCGAGCACGCCGGACGACGACAACTGGCTGTCTATCCGAGCTATCTCCTCCTCGCGGCGGCGTACTCCCTCGTCTTGGCGAGCTTCTTCTTCTGCCCTGGCGGTTTCTCTCCGCACTCTATTGCGGGCTTCAGCTTGTCGATCAAAGT